TTAAAGTTACATTTTACAACTGATAGCTACGATATAACTAAACATAAATTTGCTGCCAAAGGTAGAAAAGATACATTTTTAAAACGGAAGGATTTAATTGTTATACGAAAACTTGCAAGAGACTTTAGTAGACAAGAAATTATTGATATGCTTGTTGCTAACTTTGTTAGTGGTGACAGGTGGGGAGGCGTATTTGATGCCCAGGCATTTGACACTTACAAACATTGGCAATCAAAACAAGAAAAACTAGCATATCAATTTGAACAGGATCTTTATTCTATTCAGTTAAGAATGGAAAAAGATAATATAGAAGATGCCACACAAGGTGACCATCCTCTTATATTAAAGATGTTACTAGGGAGTCAGATTACCCTAGAAACGGTTGTTATATTAAACAGAAATCTGGACTTTTGTAATGAGTATAAGGAGGACTTGGTACTATCAGACTTTGTTCGTTTGGTTGAGAAATATACACCATTTGTTTCTAAAAAGAGTACCAATCCGTTGTATGTAAAACATACAGACCTTATAAATAATATTGCAAGAAACAGAAATGTTTCTTATACAACGTAAAATACGATTAATACAACGCAATACGGAGGAAATATGTCGTTTAATACACTTAGTGAACTTAGGAATTCTCGCGGTAAGTTCGATAATCTAATGAAAGAAGTCGAGAAAATCTCAAATCCACAATCCAACTTCAATCAAGATGATGGTAAAGAGTGGAAACCCACAGTAGACAAAGCAGGTAACGGTTACGCCGTTATTAGATTTTTGCCTGCTCCTAAAGGAGAGGATATGCCTTGGGTAAGAATTTGGAATCATGGGTTCCAAGGTCCTGGAGGCAAATGGTACATTGAAAACTCTCTTACAACACTCAACAAACAAGATCCTGTTTCGGAACTAAACTCCGAACTTTGGAATTCAGGTGTTGAAGCTAATAAAGACATTGCACGTAAGCAAAAAAGACGTCTTAACTATTGGGCTAACATCATGGTTGTTGAGGATTCTGCTAATCCAGACAATGTAGGTAAAGTTTTTACATACAAGTTTGGTAAAAAGATCTTTGACAAAATTAAAGATGTTATGCAACCACAGTTTGAAGATGAAACTCCTGTAAATCCTTTTGATTTCTGGGAAGGTGCAAACTTTAAATTAAAAATTAGACAGGTAGAAGGTTATCGTAATTATGATAAAAGTGAATTTGATTCACCTTCACCTATTGCATCAGACGATGCAAAAATTGAAGAAATTTGGGGACAACAACACAGCTTGGCTGAATTGGTTGATCCTAAAAACTTCAAAACCTATGAGGAGTTGAAAGCTAAACTAGACATGGTTTTAGGTAGCAAGAAACCAGCTCCAACTGCTGAAGCTATTAGCCAAGCAGACAACAATATAGATGCCGAGGACGAACATTTTATGGAAAAGGTGAAAACAGTCCAAGCAGCACCTGTAGCGTCTCCTGTTACAACGGAAGATGAAGACGAAGATGATACTTTATCTTATTTCAAATCCTTAGCAGAAGACAGTTAAACTTCTAAAGTTTTGGGGGCTCCGGCAACGGAGCCTTCCTTTTTTAGATATAAATATTTTTATGTTCGATATACCAATTTATCACAAATCAAATGTTGCAATGGATTTAATTCCAAACTTGCAATCAGAAGTATTTGCTGAATATCAAAGACGTAAATTTTATTTAGATGCCAATCCTGAGATGGGCAGACATTATAGAAAACTCTCAGTATATAACGAACAAGGACAGCATGCTATTGTTACAGGTGATAATCCTATGGTTAATATTAGCAGTTTTCCTAAACTACAAAAAATTATTCATACACACGCAATAGATTATTTAAATAGTCTTAGTGATTTTCCTTTCTCAAAAATGTTAGAAAGGAATTGGCATAATTATGCCTGGTGGACTTGTTTCGACGGTGGAGATAGTTATTCATGGCATAACCACAGTCAGTTTTTTCTTATAGCAACTTACTATGTAGAAAACGAAGAGGAACATAGCCCTATAGCATTTAGAAATCCTATAGGAAATTTATTAGAGTCTTGGTTACCCGGTAAAATGACAGGCATAGATACAGAAGTTATTGTAAAACCTAAGACAGGAGATTTAATGATTTGGCCTGCTTGGTTAGAACACTTTGTATATAATAGAACATTGTGGGATTTAGAAAGAAACAATGATCCTGATGCTAGATATCACAGAGGTGGAAATTTTAACAAAGCAGTAGCAGGTGTAGATACAATAAATACACCGTACGATACAATAAGAAAGAGTATCACAATAAACTACATGAAACCAGCAGAATTGTTTGGTTACATGGTAAAATATTTAGAAGGTAAAAATGAATAGAGAAGCAGTATTTGAACAACTAAAAATAGACGAGGGTGTAGTATATGAAATTTACAAAGACCACCTGGGCTACCCGACATTTGGAGTCGGACACTTGGTTACCGAATCCGATCCTGAGCAAGGACAAGAAGTCGGCACACCAGTTTCAGAAGAGAGAGTTAAGGATTGTTTCGAGAAAGATCTGGATACAGCAATAAATGAATGTGAACTACTTTATGAAGAAGGAGTGTTTACAAATTTACCAGATGAAGTCCAACAAATCCTAGTTAATATGATGTTCAACATGGGTAGAACTAGACTATCTAAATTTAAGAAAATGCACGCAGCAATACTAGAAGGTGATTGGAAAACTGCAGCAATAGAAGGAAGAGATAGTCGTTGGTATAACCAAGTTACTAACCGTGCTGAAAGATTAATGGTAAGATTAGAAAACGTCTAAACGATTTTATAATTACTTAGAACTTTTGTCATGTTATCATCTAGTGGGAATCTAGATGTAGCTTTCATTACAGCAGCAATAGCATCTTGTCCGCCTTGACCACCTGCAACACTATTATTAGCAATATTAATAACTGGTTGCATTGCAGCAAAGTCTAAACCTTCTGCTAAATCAGTCATATTAGCTACTGCATCTGCTGTAGGATTTGTTTCAGCAACAGCTTGTCCTGTAATAGGATCTGTAGTCATACCAACTGTTCCTGCTGTACTAGATTGAACTTGTTCCATTGTTGCCGCTGTATTTGCTTTTTGATCTTTTAAGTCTGTTAGGAATGCAATATCATCTTCTGATAAATCATCGCCTTCTTGTGATAGTAGTGATGTAATATTTTTTACGGTGCCCACTTCCTTCATTTTCTCTCTATTAATTGTAGAGTTACCAAAAATAACTTTTTCAAAAGCACCATCTGATTCTAGTTTTTCAATTTCTTTTTCTGCATCGTTTGTTGTAAGAGCATCACCTGCTTCCTGACCCGCTGCTGAACCAGCAAAGTAACCCATTACACTACCACCAACACCACCAATAAAACCACCAACAGCTGCACCCGCTACTGTGCCTGCACCTGGTATAATACTACCAATAGCAGCACCCAATGCTGCTCCTCCCTTGGCACCTGCTGCACCACCTGCTGCCGCTCCTGCAAGTCCTCCTGCAAAACCAGATACATTTTCTACTCTATCAGCATCTGCGCTTTCTTCAGTATAAATGTCTCCTGTTCTTTGATCTGTGGCAGTTTCGTCTCCTGCTTGTGCTCTTTCTAATAGATCTCTTTGAGCCATATCATCACTAATTCTAAAACCTGCATCTACTGCTACACCAAGAACACCTAGTCCTTTAGCCGCTCCTCGTACTACTTTTCCTGTTGCACTAGGTTTAGGTGCTGCCTTAGCGACATCGTCGACTACATCGGCATTTTTAGTCATGTTTTGAATCATTTGCCCTTGAGGACTATTAGCTGGGAACAACTTACCACTCTTAGATTTTACTAAATCAACTCCCTTAGGTGCCTGAGCGGGACTTGTAAATCCTCCTTTAGGTACTTTAGGTCCTTTAGGTCCTGATGGTTTTACGTTAGGTGCTTTAGTTCTTGGTCCCGGAGTTTTAGTTCTTGGTGTTTTAGTTCTTGGTGTTTTAGTTCTAGTTGGACCACCTCTTGGTACCAATGGCATACCACCACCTTCGTCCATACCACCTTGCATATCTAAAAGTATATCTCTTATTTCTTCTAGAACTTCTAATTGTTTCTCTTGTACTGTTTCTGTATCTTGTCCTGTTCTACTACTTACTAACGCTTTTCTAGGATCTATTTTATCAGGATCACGTTTTTGGAAATCTTCTCCTTTAAAGAATTTTTCTAAAGTCTCACTAACAGATTTTTGATCTTGTTGGGCAACTGCTGTGCCAACCATACCTTGAAATTCTTTTTCGTTTGCTCTACTTTGACCACCAAAAGGATCTTTAAGTTTTTCTTTAAACTTATCTATACTGTCTAATAAATTTTGGCTCTTTTGTTCTACAAAACCTGAAACACTTAAATCGTCACCTTGTGATACACCTAATTTTTCTTTTATGTTTTGCTTAGAAAACATTCCTTGTTTTTGTGTACCTTTTTGTAAAGCTTCTAAATCTAATCCAGTATCAATACCAGTTCTTTGTTGGTAGGCTGTTAGTTTTGCTAGTTCTTCTTTTGCTTCAGTAGCATCTCCTGTCTTTTGTTGTTTTCTTGTGGCTTCTAAAAGTTTACTTATTCTTTTACCTAACTCACCTTCACCTTCAGAATCCTTTAACATTGCTTGTTCTAAAACACTAGAATCTGCCTGTGCCATTAATTTTAAGTTAGTACCTGCACCACCTTTAATTTGATCGGAACTAATTTTTGTAGGCATTAAATTACCTAACACAGCTCCTATATTACGGATTCTAGGACCTTCTCCACCACCCCCAGATCCGCCTCCCATTCCTACACCGGTATCTACTTTTTTATGTAAACTATCTAAACTAGCTTCTATTCTTTTACGAGAGGATTTTGCGCCTTTGTTATGTGATGCCTCAGCTCTTATTCCTTCTTCAGTTCTGTCTGCGATACCTCTTAGAACTTTATCACCTTCACGACGTTGAACTACGTCTGCAACCTGAGCAAGATTCATTACCTTATTGGTTGCAGCGTGACTTTCTATAGTTGATATTCTTTCTTTAATTTCGTCGCCAAAATTACCTAGATCTTCTTTGGTATCTGCATGAAGTTTTTTCAGATCTTCGTTATCTGTTGCTTCATCAATAACTTTCTTTAAATCTTTCTCGTCCATTTATTTTAAACCTGTTGCTTTGCTCTCGTTTGTGCCCTTTCGGCCTTTTTATTTAAGTGCTCTACCAAATATGTTATATAAACTTCTCTTTCCCAAGGCATCATATTCTCCAACTCTGTTAAACTATATTTGTGTTCCTGCATTAACAAGAAATTTGTTTTATAATAGTTTTCAAGATTCTCCTGAGAAAGAGTCATCCGAAAAAATGTTCTGCTCCATTAATGTTAATAGAATTCTCAGTATCACATTCAGGACATTTATAATTAACCTCATGTGACATCATTGGCATACTATCGAAATATTCTAACATTTCATTATATGCTTTTACGGGTAGACTATCTATAAAATTTTCAATTTCTTCAGGTGTTTCGTCTTCTACTGTAATAGTTTCTTCTCCTACTGTTACAGAAGCTAAACACGCTTTAATATAATCAAATGTATTATTTGTAGAATTTAAAGTATCATTGACAGTAGGGTATTTTAATTGTAATACGATACCATCATCTAAATCCAATCTACCTTTTTTAATTTCGCCATTTACGGCAAGCTCTTCTAGTTTCATTTCATATGGAATTTTATGTTCACAGTTTCCACAAATTAAAGTGAACTGCTGTGTACCTGTTACAGACTTTTCCTTACAACGTATGAACAAATGTTGTAAATCAAACATTGTAATTTTGCCTGCATCAACTTTTCCAAATGAACAGTTTTGTACAACCGTTTTACACGCTTGTACCATGTCTTCGAATTGTCCGCCCTCATTTGCTAACATGAGAACTTTCTCTTCCTTTACCAACCACGGCCTAAAAGTATGTCTTTCTTTTGTTGACGGTACTTCTAGTTCGAATGTTGGCGTATCAATTTTTGGTAATGCCATAATTTTCTCCTATAATATAACTAGCCACCTGATCCATTTTGTAATTCTGGATCTTGATTCTGTTCCTCGTTTTCCTTTTTCTCGCTATCGCCTCTAAACAAGTCTAACACCCAATCTCTTACTGCTGTTCTTGTAGAATTTTCTTCTGCTTTGTTCATACTACTATCAAAGTTCGAGGGGTCACTTGAACCTATACCAACATTAATAGCAGTAGACTCCCAGTAAGTAGCAGATACAATCAATGTAGCTCTCGCTATACCTGAGTTACCCATTGAAAGAGGTATAAGGTTAAGAACTTTAGGTGTGACTTCATGTAACACCCAAGCTTTTCTGTAACGGTCCTTCATATCTAAAGAAGCAATTACAATTCTACCCCATGTGTCTGCTGGGAATTCAACTTGTTTTGATGTAGTGTCTACACAATGAGACATCCATCTTTCAAAATGATGTCTAAGTCTCCAATCTACATCACAATAAAAAGTTAAATTTATTTCGTTTCCTAAGAACCCTATATTGTTGTTTCTATAATGTGTCCAGGGTCCTACATTAAATTCTTTATTTGTTAATACCATACCAGGTATTTGGACTTCTTCACAAAATATTGAGAAGTCACCTATTGTTTCTTTATCTTGTAAAGCGGGTGGGAAAGAAACTTGTACCTCAAATCTCTCTGAACGTGCTAATTGTCTACGTCTTATTTCTGACATAAACGAAGTAGCGTCCCAACGTTGATTACCTAATTGGGTAACTGGTCCTTCTATTTCTTCTCCGCCTACCTTAACTGATGGTTTTTTAAAGTCTAACCAGCCCATTATACGCTCCCCATACCCATACTAGGTTTTTTCTTTCTTTCTTCTTTTAACATTGTTCTTCTATAAACTGTTCTGTCTGTTGCTCCTGTAAATTGTTGTGTCGGTAAAAATACTGCCGATCTCCAATGTATAGGATTTACTTTGTAAAATCTACTTGTTACTTGACCAAAAATATATTTTTTAACAGCACCCTTAATTTGTGGATATTGTGAGAATCTTTTTACAACCTCCCAACTAGATCTTAATTGTGCTTTTTCGTCTGTAAGTTTTTCTGTGGTTTCTCTCAACGCCCCTAAAACTTCTGCTCTAAATAAAGGCGGTAAATAATGTAAGTTAATACCACTAAAACCACCTATATTAGGAAGTGGTTCAATAATAATTGATAGAGGAAACTTATCGTAATATGGTAATGTTTCTGCGTGTTTAGCGTCATAAGTAAACATCATCATATTTCCTGTATCAACACTTGTCTCAAATTTTCCTAAATCAGAACTAAAAACAGACATAGGATTATCTACACCCTTTGCAAACTCTCTAACTGCGTTTATATACCAACGGTCAGAGCGATCTACATCACCAGCTTCTAGTCTAATTTGTCTAAATTCATTGGTCGCCATGTAAGTATTTATAAGTTAAATGCCAAGTTCCTTTTCAGTAACAAGCATAAAATTTAAATTCTTTTCTTTACAAAAAGACTCCGCTGCCTTCCATTTTGCTTCGTTTACAGCATAATTAGCAACTTCTTGTAAATATTTTTTGGTTTTTCTTCTTTTTTCTGGGGGCTTTGTAAAGCGTTTGGGTTTAACTTCTATTAGATATGACTTCTTATGACCACCTTTATCGGTTACTTCTACATAAAAATCTACGAAATATTTGTGTATTCTATTATCCATAGGGTTACGATAAGGTATAGCAATCTCTTCTGACACCCATCCTGATACGGATTCGTTCATATCACACCAATTCATAAACTTCAGTTCATAACTAGAACGGTACGTTATCTTTGTGACATCACCTAAATATTTCGAATAATTTTTAGGTATGAACTTTCCTTTATATATTTCTTTAGCGTAGACCATATAAATAAAGTAAATAACATAGGTATTTATATCAGATGAGTTCATTAGTAGACAAAGTAGGAGATGCCTTAGGAGTATCCTTTGGTTCGGGGCAACCTGGCAGTGGCTCCACTAAAACAACAGACGCACAATCAGGTCAAACAAGTGGTACCACTACTGGCGGAAAAGCACCTTCAGCAGGAACTGCAAGAGGAGCAGATTTAGGCGCTACTACAAGTGTTTACCCACAAGATTTATTTCAAGCAAATCAAGTAAATGCAGTAGGATTTTATATCATTTCTAAAAAGAAATTAGGAACCGGTGAAGCTAATAGAGGTATTTCTTTGTCAGGTTCAGGGGCAACTAGCTCAGGAGTAAATGCAAAGGCAGCAGCAGATAATTATTTAGCAGATTACTTCGGTGGAGATGCAGAAGGAGCTAGTGAAGGAAACAGAGCTTCAGCAGAAAATGTAACATCTACAGCAGCAGCAGGAGCAACTCTTGGTGCATTAGCAGTTGGAGGAACAGCCAGTGCTCTTTTAGATAAGAAACTTACTGCTACAAACATTGCCGCAGGAGCTGTTGGAGCAGCAGCAGTAACCACATTTTTTATGAGTGATATATTTAAAGACAATGTAGGAGAATTTACAACACAAGGAATATACTTATATGTTCCTCAATCAATTATAACTGCATATCAAGCTAACTATGATGAAACAGATTTAGGAATGGCAGGAATGGTAGCAGGCGGTTTAGATTTTAATCTTGAAGAACTAGGTGAAGCGGGCGGTGCAGCAGGTAGAGGAGTTATTGGTGCAGCAGCTAACTTACCAAGAGCTTTAGGAGTAAATGCAGACTTTGCATCAGCATTACAAGCAACAAGTAGGTTAGCAGACAACCCATTCAAAGAACAATTATTTAGAAGTATGGGTTTTAGAAAATTTAGTTTTCAATATATTTTCTCTCCTAAAAATAGAGAAGAAATGGCACAAGTAGAACAAATTATTAAAATATTTAAATTTCATATGCACCCTGATATGTCACCCGAAACAGTATTTTTACAATATCCATCAGAATTTGTAATTGAATTTTTAAGAACAGAACCAGGCAAGCCACCCCCACCCGCTGAGGATGCTAATGACAACACAGAAGAAGACGGAGATAAAGAGCCCCCAGAACCACCTGTTAATGAGGTAGTAAGAAATGAAAACTTACCTAGAATAGCAAATTGTGCATTAACTAATGTTAAAGTCACATATGGTCCCGATGGTTTCTTTACAACATTTAAAAATTCGGGCGGTAAACCAACAGAAATAACAATGGAATTGCAATTTACAGAACTTGAAGTTCTTACAGGCGATCATATACAGGCAGGTTTCTAATGTATTTTAAACAATTTCCTAAAACAATGTATTCTTATACTAAAGGCGGTAAGAAAAATTTTACGGCAGTCACAGATATATTTAGAAGAGTTATTGTAAGTAAATTTATACCTGACGCATCTAGATTAAGAAAGCATTATGTAGGCGATGGAGATACACCCGAAATTTTATCTCACAAACTATATGGTAATGCTCAATATCATTGGGTAATATTGTTAATTAATAATATTGTAGACGTTAATAAGGAATGGCCTTTATCACAAGAAGATTTGGTAACATATTGTGAAGATAAATATGGTGCTAACAATATTAAAGATACGCACCATTATGTTTTAGCATCAGACAATACAGTCATTGTAGATTGGGATGCAACAAAAGTAAGCAACGGTACTTATAAGGAAGTAACAAATTTTGAGTACGAAGAAAATTTGAACGAAGAAAAAAGACAAATATTAGTATTAGGTTCTGAATACATATTTAGTATGAAGAGTCAGTTCAAAAAATTAATTAAGTAAGGTTATAATATGTCTGAAGAAATAATTCAGAAAGTTGGACAGTATGAAGTAGAAGAATTCAAACTTCAAAACAATTATGGTTCTGACCCTTTAATTCTCAGTAACTTTATGGTTGAGATGACTATCTATGAGGATATTTTTTCTCCCTATATGCACGGCAATATTTTAATTGCAGACTCAAAAGATTTAATTAATGGTTTAGGAATACACGGCGGAGAATCCATTACAATTAAATTTCGCACAACAAGTTTAGAAGACGCACCAGAAAATATACTAGAAAGAACTTTTATAGTCTCAGGAATTTATAACAGAGGTATGATAAATGATAGACAACAAACATATACTCTAAAATTTTGTTCGCCTGAAGGTTATGATGATCAAACAAAACCTATGGCAGGCATTCAAACAGTTGAAGGAAATTTTAAAGACGCTATACAAAAATTATATGATGATAAAATCTCTGGTGGCAGAGACAGAACCGAAGATGGCGCATCTAATGATATAGATATACAACCAGATCCTGAAGAATCAGAATTTGCTTATATGTCTAATAATTGGTCGCCTATACAAAACATGATGTATCTAACAAAATTTGCTAAGAGTGGTGATGGCATACCTGATTACTTATTCTTTGAAAGTAATAAAGGTTATCATTTTAGATCTATTTCAGAAATGATAGAATCACAAAAGGAATCACCTTTTGACCAATATTCTTATGTACAGGAAGGTCAACCTCCAGTAACTAAAGACGGTGAAAGTTTAACAAATGATATTTTACCTCCAAAGTTTTCACAATTTAATGAAATTGATATACCTAGAACAATAGATGTATTGGAGGGACAGGCATCAGGTCAATATGCAAGTAATACAATGATGATAGATTTCTTTAGTAAGGAAAGACAAACAATTGCATCTGATGTACGTGGCGATATGGCATCATTTAAGAAAACAGATTCAGGTTTAGGAGTTCCTGCTTTTGTACCTCGTAATTCATTACAAAAAACTTTTATGATGTATGGAAATTCAATACTAAATACAACAAATAAAGTAGGTTTTGGAGTATTAGACGGAGCCTATGTACAAGGAGCAGGAGGCTACTCTTACAGTCAGGCCTTTAGAAGACAATATCTTTATTCGTTTAAAGATTATTCCTTTGAAGTTATAGTACCAGGAAGAACAGATATAGAAGTAGGAAGATTAGTTAAATTGGTATATCCTAAAGGAACATCAAAGGCAGGAATAGAAGATCAAGACGAGGCACTAGATCCTGTATTAAGTGGAAATTATTTAATAACATCTATTGCACATAGATTCAAACCAACAGATTATACAATGAATATGAATATAGTTAAAAACGGATTATTAGAACAAGCAGGACCAACAAAAGATGAAATGAATGTGTCCTATGATAATGCAGGAGGCGGATAGTGATAACAAATATTGAAGGCCCAGTTTTCAGATGGTGGACAGGCGTTGTAGAAGATATTGTAGATCCATTAGAAACAGGCAGAGTAAAAGTAAGAATATACGGTTACCATAGTGCAGATCTCAATGAATTGCCTGTAAAAGATTTACCTTTTGCTACACCTATTATGCCTGTAAGTAATGCGGGTGTAAATGGTATTATGGAAAACCACAGTTTGGTTTGTGGTTCATTAGTAGTTGGTTTCTTTGCTGACGGTGAAGAAGGACAAATACCAATGATAATGGGATCAATTGCAGGGCAAACACCTGAAAATCATCAATTTGATGGAGTAGGTTATGAAGATCCTAACGGTAACTGGCCCAGAGAAAAAGATAAACCAGATGGATATGCGGGTAAAGGAGAACCTGATGTTTCTAGATTAGCGAGAAGAAATGCAGAGGACCATTACAACTTAAAAAATAGAAGATCAAATAGAGAAACAGGAATATTAATAGCTAAAGCTCCTGATATGTCTGAAGATGGATTTGGAGCGTCGGGTAATAATAGGCCAGGAACAGCGTACGAAAATAAAACATGGGACGAACCACACCCTAGAGCAAATCCTACAGACAATGATCCTGCAGAGGATTATGAACCTAAATATGTAGAGCAATACGAACCTGCAACAGGTGATGAAACTTCAATTTATCCTTTTAATGTTGTAAACGAAACAAGAGCGGGAATCATACACGAAAGAGACAACTCCCCTAAAAATATTAGAATACATGAATTTCACCCAGCAGGAACATGGTATGAAATACATAATGATGGAAGTAAAGTAGAAAATATTACAAAAAATAATTATCAAATAATTGCAGGTAATGATAGTGTATTGATTAGAGGAAAATGTAATGTAACTATCGAAGGAGATTGTAATATGCTTGTTAAAGGAAATTATATACAAGAAGTAGATGGCGATTATCATTTGTCTGTAGCAGGAACTAAATACGAGAAAATTAATGGTAACCATATGAAAGTGGTAGGTACAGATCAAAACTATACAATCGCAGGAAATAGGCAGGCTCGTGTTTCTAAAGATGATATGGAAACTATTACAATTAATCAAACTAAATCTGTTGGCGGAACAAAAAGAACAACAGTTAATGGTTCTGTAAAAGAAAACTATGGAAGTTTCCTAAGTACAAATATTAAAAAACATCGTATAACAAGTGTTGGTGAAAATGATAGAACAACCATTGGTCAAGATTTAGTTCTAGCAGCAGGCGGTGTTTCAAAATTAATGTCAGCAAAAGACCAAGTTCTTATGACAGCTAAAAATCAATTTATACTTGTAGGGCCTAAGTTTATAGGCGATGCTGATGCTCCAATAAAAGCTAAAGGATTTGAAGACAGAGACGGAACAAATACAGATTACAAACAAGTTATTGAAGCAGAAGGTAAAATTGATACAGACGCACCAGAAATTGATATTGATGCAACAACATCAATGGAGATAGATGCTCCAGATTTAAGTATAGATGGACCAGCTGGAAATATTACATCTAATGATGTGACATTACATACTCATACACACCCGCAGAATGATGGTAATGATGCAGGTGGTGGAGCAGACACAAGCGCACCAAACGGGGGATCATAGGAGATTAAATGGCAACTATTAGTAGAGGTGGAATATTACAAGTTAAGGTTACCGATCCTGGCCGTCAGTTACTTAGCGACAATAGCAATGTAACAGGAGCAAGGTACCTCGGAAAACCAGAAATAGTAGCAACACCTACCTACACCCAAACATTCTATGATAAAACAGGTTCTGGTGCAATATTCGAAATAGATACTGCCCCGACCGCAACACTACAAGATGGCAAAATAACTATTGTAGACCCCGGAAGAAATTATAAAGTGGGTGATGTATTTGAATGTTCATCAGTAAGTTTTGGTGGGCAACTATACGGTTATTTCGAAGTCACTGCAGTCAAAGAATCTCAGACAGGTTATACTCCGCCAGACAGTCCAACTGTTGGTGGAACAATGAAAGAGTTATTCCAACCCTCTAGAGTGGATCCTAGATATGAAGATCTAGCGCAACATTATTCTAATTATACACTTTTAAAAGGAAAAGGTCTAGCGATACCAATAGATGTTAAGCAGGGGTGGCAAGGATTTGATCAATTTAATATTAAATTTCCTGTTGGTATAAATTTATCTGGCTATGTGCTTACGGCGACCATAAGTAAAGTTGCATACGGTGCGCCAACTGGTTTTGGACTTAAACAAAACGGCGAAGTTAAATTTAAATTTGGCGAGCAACCGTGGGGAGAACAAGATAGAAGAAGACTATTAATTTACCAAAGCGACTCACCGGCGGGAAGAGGTAAACTTCATATTCCTACTAGAGGCGGACAAGGGTTTCTAAATTTTTATTTACACAAAGAAGGCGATACAAATGATAGATTCGACGACTTTGATGTAACACTTAGATTATTCAGAGTAAATAGACAAACTGCACTTAAACAAGACCCTGGTATAGTAGTTGCACAAAACGTAACAACTACAACGGGCTCGGCCACTGGATCTACAGGTGTAAGTAGCGGTAGCAGTGGCGGCGATAGCGGCACTGATATAAAAGATATTGCCCTTGGAATTGCAGCAGGAGCAGCAGCGCTTTCAGCATTCAAAGGTGCTTTAGGTGGTGCGGATGCTTGTGGTCCCGCAGAAGGACTAATGGGACTAGCAGATGCAATTGATATAATCGATGATAAAATTGATGAATTAATTGAGGAGTCTCCTTTAGGAAAATTAAATGAACTTAAACAAGAAGCTGAGGCAGCAATCAACGGAACTTTAGATGCTATACAAATATTAATACCTGAAATAGGTTTAGGTATTGTAGATGGTCTTATTCCTGAGGAATTGAAAGGATTACAAGATGCTGTAGGAGATATAGCAGGTATGGTATTAGCAGGAGCGGCCGCACTACCTGCATTAGAGCAACAACTTGATTATATGAAAGAAAGATTTGCAGATGTTGATTTAGGAGATTTTGATTCTTTAGATGATGTTGTATCAGCACTTAGAAATGGATCATTAGAAATAAGTAAAATATGTGAAATGATTCCTAACTTTATGCCAGATGCTGGAGGTGTAGGGTTTACACTTAAAGGAATACCTACAAAATTCCCGGAAATAGATCCGGTAGCATTTTTAAAATCAGGAAAACTACCAGACTTTCCTAAGTTTGAACTAGATTTAGATATAGAAGCTATTACAAAAGAAGCTACAGACGACTTTTTACAGTTTGACGTTCCTAAAATTAGAATTTAACAAAAAACCGTTATAAATACTACTATGGCAAAGGGCGAGATTACAAGAATATATAAGGATATTGACATGGCCTTTACGGCAAATGCAGTATCTCTCGACGTAAATAAAAAGATAGATGTAAATGCGGTTAAACAATCAATAAAAAACTTACTTTTAACAAAGAAATATGATAGAAAGTTTAATCCTACAATAGAGTCCCCTGTATATAGAATGTTATTTGAAAATAGCATGGTTGTAAGGCCAATGGTAGAAAGACAAATCGAAGAAATACTTGAGGCATACGAGCCGAGAGCATTGATTGAAAGGGTAAAACTTACAGAAAATATAGACAACTTATATTGGAAAATAGATATATTTTATAGAGTGGTAGGAGTTAATGAACCAACGCAACTATCAGTAATACTAGACAGGATCAGGTAAAATGGCACAATTAAACGTAACAGAGTTAGACTTTGATGAAATTAAGGCAAACTTAAAAAATTATCTCAAAGCACAAACAGAGTTTAGCGATTATAATTTTGAAGGTTCAGGACTTTCTCATTTAATTGAGTTGCTAGCATATAATACACATTATAATGGTATGTTAGCACACATGCTTGCTAATGAAGGGTTTTTAGACACAGCGGTAAAAAGAGAATCCGTTGTATCTCTAGCTAGAGCGATTGGTTATACACCAAGTTCTAGATTAGGAGCAGTAGCAAAATTAAATATTAGTATTATTCCAGACAGTTCTTATACATCTACTTCACTAGAAATAAGTAGAGATAAAGGTTTCACAACTACAATAGATAAAGTAGTATATACATTTTATCCATTAGAATCCACAGTAGTTAATGCTGTTACAGCAGGCGGAGTAGGCCCTTACTATCTATTTGGAACAGACGCAACACACGGAAAAGGTTATTATTATCCTCTTTATTTAACAGAAGCGGCAGCAGTTGCTGCTGACACAGCGTCAAATCCTTCAGCACATACACATACATTCTCTGAATATCCTGGAGTTACATTTTATATGCCTAGTGGTATTATGAATCACGCTAAGTCAACTTTAGGAACTTATAATTTAACAGACTCTGGTGTAAAAATAGAATCAGAACTTACATATGGTAGATACACAGGACAAGCTGCAAGTTCAACTACACAAACACAATTTAATTTTAATAGTTTAGAAGTAAAAGAGGGAGTAAGAGTATCCAATCAATTTGTTGTAAACCTAACAAACTTACAAGGACCGTTTACAATACCAAATAAAAATGTTGATGTTAGTACATTAAGAGTTAGAGTACAGGAGTCTTTAACTTCGTTGACAGTAGATACATTTAATAAAGCAGATAAATTTTTAAATGTTAAAAACGATACAAAAGCATTTTTCTTAGAAGAAGGCCCAGATGGTTTATATCAACTAAGATTTGGTGACGGTGTAATAGGTAAAGCGTTAACTGTAGATAATGTTATTACTGTTGATTATATTGTCAGTTCAGGAGAATTAGGTAATTTTGGTAGAACATTTAGTTTACCTACTTCAATATCAGGAAGTGGAGAAACTACAACAGTCGATTTAGCGTATCAATCTTCAGGTGGTAAAAGAAAAGAAAACATTGATTCAATTAGATTTAATGCACCACGTTATAATGCTACAAGAGATAGAGCAGTTACATCAGCAGATTACGAAGCACTAATATTAGCAAGTAATGCTAACGTTGCATCTGTTTCTGTATGGGGCGGAGAAAAGAACGATCCTCCTATGTATGGTAAGGTGTTTATTTCCTTAAACCCTCAACCAGGGTCTATTATAACAGACGCAGATAAAGATAATATTAAAACACAGGTAATAGAACCTAAAACACCTGTTGCTATTATGCCTGAATTTGTAGATCCAGAATACACTTATATAGGTTTAGATATAGGTATTGTTTATAATCCTAAAATTACAACACTATCTAAAGGTGGTGTAGAAGGTGTAGTTAGAGATGCAATCAATGGATATTTTAATACAAATTTAAATAAACTTAATAAAAGTTTTTATTTTACAGAACTACATAACAGAATTTTAGCTAGTAGTGATTCTATAAAATCTTTAAATATTGTTACTAGCCTACAAAAAAGAGTTGAAGTTGAACTGAATAGCAGTAAAAATTATACAGTTAAATTTAATCATAAATTAAATCCAAGGGAAGTTTCAAGCACACACTTTAATATTACAGTAGGCGGGCAAAATCATAAAGTTACACTAAAAGACGTTCCTGGTTCAACAGTAGTTGCCCCTCTCTACTCAGGTACAGGTGTTATAAATGCAGTTAAAGGAGACGGAACAATTATTTCAGAAGTAGGATCAATTGATTACGATTCAGGTACTATTACAATACAATCAATGACAATAGCAGCTTTATACGGAACAGAAACACATTTAAGAATAAATGCTAAAACACATGATACAGTTTCTGATATTACAACGCAAGCATTAATTAGAACTTCTGATACAAGTACAGCAGCAGTAATAGCAAAACCAAGTAGAAATACTGTATTAGCGTTAGATGATTCTATTACAGATTCAGTTATTAATAGTAGAATAGGTCTCAGACTAAATGCAACACAAGAAGTAGATGAAGTTTAATGGCAGATATAGTCCCATCATTTTATAGATATGTAAAAAGCGTTACAATTACGAACGCCGGTACGGGTTATAATAACCCACCTACGATATCATTTACAGGCGGTGGTGGAACAGGAGCAGAAGCAACAGCCGCAGTATTTAGTGGCGTAATTACATCTATTAATATTACAAATAAAGGGTCAGGATATACTTCGGCCCCAACGGTTACAATAACACCTCATGCAAGTGATACATCAGCACAAAATGCAGCAGCTACAGCTGTATTAGACGTAGGTAACGAAACACCAACATACGAACACAGAAACTTTTCACCTTTACTAAAGTCACAAGTACCTGATTTTATTAAAGAGGAATATCCTACATTTGTTACATTTTTGGAAAAATATTATGCTTATATGGACCAAGAAGGAAAACAAGGTGACGCTTTAAGAAATTACTCTGCTGATATAGATGTAGCAAGCGAAGAATTTTTAGATAAATGGAGAGGAGCTTTAGCATATGATTTTCCAAAATCATTAAAAGTAGATAAAGCTTTCTTTTACAAAAGAGCAAAAGACTTTTACGAAGCAAAAGGATCCAGAGAATCCATAGAGTTATTTTTTAGATTACTTTTTAACGAAAATGTTGTCGTAAGTTATCCTAATAACTATGTTTTAAGAGCATCTGACGGTATATACAATAAAGAAAAAGCAGTTAAAATACAAGAAGCTGTACACGGTGCAGGAAGTTTAGAACCATTATCACTTACAGGTAAAAAGATAGATATTAGATATTTTTCTACTACAGGTTCTGTTACAATTTTAAAACAACATAATGCTACTGTAAGAAGAGTTAAAAAGAACGCGTATCAAACAAATGGTTTGACATTACAAAGATTCGAATTAATCGTCACATTTGATGACGCCGGTGTTACTCAGGTATTTGGCCCGGGAGCAGAGGCAGCAGGAACAGTAACTTTGTCAGGCGGTGCCGTCTCCTCGGTAACAATGACAAATCAAGGTGATGATTATGAGGCAGCGCCTATTGTACAGTTTACAGGAGATGGATCAGGTGCAACAGGTGTAGCAACCGTAGCAAACGGTAAAGTAACAGGAGTCACAGTTACAGCAGGTGGTTCAGGTTATACAACAGCAGGAATAATTTTTCATACAGAAAAATATAATGATTCATCGGGTACAGCACAAGGTTCTGATTTAAGATCCTATGTAGTTGATGACGGTAAATCAAACGAAACAGAAAATATATATGGTTATTTGGTTAGAGTTCTAACAGGAGTAACCTACAAATCTTACTCGGGTTCAGCAAGTGATGCTGGATTTAAAGTAGGACAAGTTTATTTAGTTAATGAAACAGGAGATGATGGCAGAGGTTATGCCATTACAGGTGACGGAACAAACGGTTCCGGTGGTGGTTATTTCTTTAACCATACAAGTGCATCAGATAACTATACTTTCAAAGGTGGAGCTAATGATGCGTTTGTAAGAGTAACAGCGATTTCTACTGCAGGACTTCCTACAGCATTCCAAGTTATCAATCCTGGTTCAACATTCTTAGAAGCGGAGACAGACATTCCATTAACATCGCCTAGTGGCGAGCAAATAATTGTTACAATGAGAACAGGTTACTTGTTTGAGTACGAAGGTAAATGGAAAGATGATAGAGGTAAAATATCAGACGTCAACGTCTTACAAGACAATAATAGATTCCAACCTTATTCTTATGTAGTTAAATCTGGTGTTCCACAAACAGAGTGGGACAGAAGAATAAGAGATACGGTGCATCCAGCAGGTATGCAGGTATTTGGAGATCTATTAATTAAAAGTGATGTATTCTTTGACACAGGATTTAGCATAAGCTCTCCTGGTTATGTATTCTACAAATTAATTAATGTAGAAATGGTAACTACAAATGATACATCACGTGCTATAGATATTAGCAAAATTTTAACCGATACTCACAATGCAACAGAAAGTCATGCTATTGCCTTTAATATGGGGAACATCTCAGAGACTCCGTTGGCAGCAGACCAGACAGCTGATCCGTATTGTGAAGATGGTTATTGGAACGATTCCACAGATGGTAACGATGCAGACAACTACAACGTAGGTAATCCTGCATTTGAGATAAGTTATGCGAAGGCAGTTTCTACCAATACTTCTATAACTGAGACAATATCGAGTATAAATACGAATGTAGTCTTTAATAATACAGCTACAGTAAGTGATGTATTTGATAGTACGTTTGGTATAATTAGAAACCCATTAGATACAGTTACAACATCACAAAGTGGAACTATTATTAATCAAGATTATGTGAATAACACATATCTTTCAGAAGACTATGTAGGTGACGTTAGAACACTTGCATAAGAAAAAGAATACTAGGAGACAAACATGATTCGAGAAGATGGATTTAAAGCAACAGGTAAGCTTACCATTGAGATCAAAGACGAAAACGGAAATGTTAAGGATAAAAGAAACTTAACAAACTTGGTTGTTGATGATGGATTGGATTTTATTGCATCTAGAATGAAAGATGCAACAGCAACGGCTATGTCTCACATGGCAATTGGTACATCCGCCACAGCGGCAGCAGCAGGAGATTCCGCTTTAGGGACAGAGGCAGCTAGACAGGCATTAACTTCTACAACTGTTACTTCAAACGCAGTAGCATACGTTGCAACATTTGCAGCGGGCACAGGTACAGGAGCTATTACTGAGGCAGGTATTTTAAATGCAGCATCAGCAGGTACTTTACTATGTAGAACAGTTTTTTCTGTTATTAATAAAGGCGCTTCAGACTCAATGACAGTTACTTGGACAATAACAATTTCGTAGGTTAGTAAATGGCACTCGTACTTCGTAGATTAGGCAGAGTAGAATTAGCTCGTAGTTATTTAAGAGATATCAAAAATAACTTAGACTATTTTCATTTTGCTGTAGGAAAAACAACAGCGTGGGAGGATGACACAAATCCTGAGACGCCAATAGATTCCGATAGTTATATATCAAAATTTAGAAGGTCAATGATGTTTATACAAAGAGTTGACTCAGCAGATATCTGTATGTTAGCAAAAAGACATACATGGACTGCTAATACAGTATATGACCAATACGACGATGCGTACTCAACTACTAATCCAGCCTATTCAGGCGCCACAACTTTAGCAGACGCTAAATTTTTTATTGTGACGTCTGAATTTAAGGTGTACAAATGCATTAATAACAATAATAATGCGCTTAGCACTGTGGAGCCATCATTTACAGGTGTCGATTATGGTGATGCTGATGTAGATGGCTACGTTTGGAAATTTTTATTTCAAATATCGGCATCCGATCAAAACAAATTTTTGGATGCCGATTTTATTCCTGTTAGAAAACTAACATCAACTCCTTATGGAGATGTCAACGGTGAAATAGACGGAGTTACTATTACTGCAGGAGGATCAGGATATTCTAGTGCACCGAAAGTAGTTATTACTGGAGACGGTGACGTAAATAGTCCAGCTGATGGTACAGCTACTTTGACAGGAGATGCAGTAACAGGTGTAACAATGACAAACGCAGGATCTGGATATAGTTTTGCCCACGTAGATTTTACGGGAGGCGGAGGCTCAGGTGCAACAGGTACAGTTAATTTAGGTGACGCAGATAGTTTACCAGCATTACAAAGTGCAGTAGAAGGTGCCGCAGTATCGGGAACTGTAGATAGAATAGAAGTTACAAACGCAGGACAAGATTACGCGCAAGGTGATGTTGTAATTAGTATAACAGGAGATGGCACAGGAGCAGAAGGAAGTGCTTATGTAAACGCAGCGACAGGAGCAATAACAAGTATTTCAGTTACAAATCCTGGTAGAGGCTATTCATATGCCAATGTTACAATTACAAATACATCGGCTCCAGGTATTAACGCAACAGCAAGAGCTATTGTAGGTCCTCAAGGGGGACATGGTTCAAACGTAACCAGAGAATTGTTTGCACATAATTTAGGTATTACAGTAAACTTCTCAGATAACGACAATAAAGATTTAATTTTAGGTAATGATTTTAGACAATTATCATTACTAAAGAACATAAAAGTAACACCAACATCAGCAGATAATTATTCGGGTGTTACAGCGACCGCATGTCATATAATAAACGTGGCATCGGGTCAAACAGCTAACTACGCAGCTGATGATATTATTACAACAAACGACGGCGGTAAGTTTCAGGTAATACAAATAGACACAACGAACAATAATATATATCTCACAGCAGAGGTACCGCTAATAAGTAATTCATCAACATTGGAAAATACCACTCAAAGTATATCCAATTTGAGTATAAATAGTGTAACAGATCCGGAAATAGACAACTCTACCGGCGAAATAGTTTATTTAGACAACAGGGCTCCCATTATTAGATCGGAGGATCAGGTGGAACAAATAAAGGCAATAATTAGGTTTTAAACATGGCATTAGATTTAAACACATCACCATATTACGACGACTTTAATGCATCTAAGGATTTTCATCGTATCTTATTTAAACCTGGCGTAGCAGTACAGGCCAGAGAATTAACGCAAGTTCAATCATTACTACAAAATCAAATTAATGAGGGAATGGCGTTTACATTGCAAGAAGGTGCAATTGTAACAGGATGCGCAGAAACTTGGACTGATATTGAGTGGGTTAAAATTTTAGATACAGACGCATCAAGTGCAGCAGTTGATAATTCAACATTAGCATCTTTTGTTGGCGACACCGTAACAGGTGGAACATCGGGACTTATAGGTCAAATTGTAGAAGTTGCTACAGGAACAGAAGCCGCTTCACCTGCTCTTAAGAAAATATATGTTCAATATACAAATTTTGGTAGTCAAACAACATACACGCATTTTAATGCATCAGAAACTTTAACAGTTACATCAACAGATTCTAGTAGAAATGGAAAGACTTTTGTTGTAGGTAGTGGTACATCTACTACATCTGTTAAATCAAACTATTTTGGACAAACAAAAAGATTATCTTTAAAACCAGGTATTATTTTTGCTCAAGGGTCATTTATTAGAACTGACGCTTTATCAGTTATACAGAATAGATATTCACCAGACATAACAGCAAATATAGGATTTCTTGTTACAGAATCCACAGTAAACTCAGCAGAGGATACCTCATTATTAGATCCTGCACAAGGTTCATTTAACTATAATGCACCTGGAGCGGATAGATTAAAGAAAGTAGTTACGTTAGCATCATATGGTGCTACAGATACTTTACCGGCAAACTTTTTTATCTACTATAAAGCAGAATTTGGAACTAGAATATTTTCAAGAGTAGTAGACAATCCCCTAGCACAACTAGGAAACATATTAGCAGAAAGAACTAATGATGAGTCTGGGGATTATGTTGTACAAGGAATGCAAACAGATGTTAGGGAACATTTAAAAACAGCATCTAATAATGGCGTATTTACAGCAGCAAATGGCGGCGATGCAGACGGACTTGTTTTCCAAGTATCACCTGGTAGAGCTTATGTAGATGGTAAAAAGAGAACACTATTAGAAAGTAAAAAATTAATTGGTAGAAAAACTAGCGATATAGTTACAAAAGAATCCTTACCAATCTCAACTTCCGTTGGTAATTATGTACAAATTAATTACGTTTCAGGTATATTTGATATTGACGGTGGAGATGTTATAGATTTATATGACACCGTACAAAACGGAGCAAGTTCAGCAGCAGGAACAAAAATAGGAACGGCAAAAGCTAGACACTTAGTATATGAGAGTGGAACTCCAGGAGCAACTGCAGCAGTTTATAGACTATATGTTTATGATGTTAAAATGCTAACAGGAGATTTTACATCTGTTAGAGGTTTAAGATCTGAAAATGCAACTGTAGATGGTGTAGCAAACGCAGTCCTAACAGGAACTGTACCAGAACTTAAAGAAACAGAAAGAAACAAATTACTATTTCAAATGCCTTATGAAAATGTTAAAACATTATCAATATCAGGCTTTGATTACACATATCAATTCACAAAAGAATTTGATGCTACACTAGCCGCAGGAACAGGCGATACAACAATAACAGTAAACGCAGGAGACGGAGAGTCGTTTCCTTATGCAACTGATGGAAATGATTTATCGGATACAATTAAAAAAGCAAACATTATTGTAATTGCTAAAGATGGTTTTGATCAAAACTCTGCAACAATAGCAGCAGGACAATATATAGATTTAACAGATGCTAACGTTGATGTAACATTAACAGGTGCGCAATCAATGAAAATTGATTTGGGCGGAGCAATTACAACATCAGGAACACAATCAAGACTAGTTAAAATCCTGGTAAATGTACTAAAATCAGATGATACCCCTATAGATAAAAACTTAGAAGAGGGTATATATGTTAAGATTGATACAGCATCACACCCATTCGGAACAACAGGGGAGTATCCATTAGGACTTAGCGATGGTTATGCCATTGAAAGTATTACAGCAGGCTCTAACGGAGATTATGCAACAGGACAAACAGATGTAACGGACCAATTTAGATTCTTTAATGGTCAAACAGATAACTATTATGGCCATTGTAAAATATTTAAGAAGTCAACGAGTACATTAGATTTATCTACAAATAGATATGTCGTTGTTAAACTAAAATATTTCTCACATAACGTTACAGGCGCAGGATTCCATTGTGTAGACAGTTATCCTGTAGACGATACAACAAGTCCTGCACCCAATACAATAAGAACAGAAGAAATTCCTATTTACAGATCTTCAAAAATGGGAGACTTTGATTTAAGAAATACAATTGACTTTAGACCGCAAATGACAAATACAGCGGCATCGTCAAGTACATTAGCAGGAGCTACGGTTAATCCTAGTACAGCAGAACAAATTAATAGACCTTCAGGCGGTTTACAAAATCCTGTTCCTGTTAAAACATTTACAACAGACTTTCAATTTTACAGAGGCAAAAAACTAGCGGTATATATTTCCAAAGATGGAGATATTAAATATATTGAAGGCGCATACGCAGATAAACCATTGTTCCCACAAGTACCCGCAGGAGGTATGGAACTTGCAAAAATAGATTTACCGGCTTATCCTTGTTTAGCCCCTGAAGCGGCTAAAAGAGTTAATAGGCCAGATTACGCAATTAGAGTACAACAAACATTCCATAGAAGATATACTATGCGAGATATTGGTGTACTAGAACAAAGAATTAAAAATCTTGAATACTACGCATCATTAAATTTACTAGAAACATTTGCTAAAAATCAAACTATTGTAGATAGCACAGGTGTTGATAGATTTAAAAATGGTATTTTAGTAGACCAATTTACAGGACATAAAACAGGTGCTGTTTCGGATCCAGATTACAAAATTTCAATTGATCCTAAACGTAAATTAGCACGTCCATTCTTTGCATTGGAAAATGTCCCTTTACAAACATCTTCTGATATAGGTGGTAGAAATACACCACTAGCAGATAATAAATTAGTAAGAGGAAAACATCAGGTATCATTACCTTATGAAAGTATTCCTTTTATAGAATCTACACAAGCATCGCAAACAGAAAACTTAGTTAAAGAATTACAATTTGTTTATACAGGCGATTTAACATTAACACCTGATATTGATAACTTTGTTGCAACAGATGTACAACCAGCAGTCACAACAAACTTTGATGGTAACTATGATGCTTGGGAAAACATGGCGAATGCTTGGGGAACACAATGGGGATCGTGGGAAGATGTTGGAGCGGCACAGGTTGTTGCAGAATCTACACAAGTTCTAAATACATTTGGAACAGGTAATTCTGGACAGAATTTTTCAAACGCTTCAACATTTACTACACAAACAATAGAACAATCACAAACAAGACAAGGCACATCATTAAATATTTCAGCAACTACTGAAACACAAAGTTTAGGTTCAAGTGTTGTAGACGTAAGTTTCCAACCATTTATGAGAGCTAGAGCGGTTGTGTTTAATGTTAGAAGATTGAAACCTAATACTAGAGTTTACGCATACTTCGATGGTGAAGATGTAAATGAACTATGTAGGCCTAGTGATGGTGCACTAGGAGCCAACTTAGTAACAGATGGAAACGGAACTCTTGTAGGAGTATTTGAATTACCTGCAGGAAGATTTAGATCAGGATTAAGAGTATTTAAGTTAGTAGATCAATTAGAAGGATCATCCTCTCCTATTAGAACTATTGCAACGGCAAACTATGAGAGTACAGGACTAAGACAACAGACGCAAGAAAATATTATTGCTCTTAAAACTGCCAATGTTTCAGCAACAGCACATACTGAAGATAGAGTAGTTACAGATCAAAGAACAAATATAAGCATTGGCCAAGGCACACCGTTGCCACCGCCACCTGCTCCACAAATCCATCACCATACAACACAAATAATTGGACCTCCCGGACCAATTGGTTCCCCTGGACCAACAGGGCCTCCAGGACCAACAGGACCTGCAGGAGAAGACGGAGAACCAGCAGACGTAGATGCAATTGTAGATCAGGTCGTTGAAGAAATAACACCATTGATTCCGGAACCTGATCCACCTGTAGAAATAACCCCAGATCCGCCAACTGACGTTCCCCCGATAGATATAGACTCTATATTAGCTGGTCTAGGAGAAATTGGTTTTGATCCATTAGCACAGACATTTAAAATTGAAGGGCTTCCTGGAGGTGTCTTTATAACAGGTGTAGATATTTATTTTAAAACAAAATCTGCAACAAGAGGAGTTACAATGGAACTTAGGGAAGTAGTAAACGGTGTCCCAGGACCTCGAATACTTCCTAATGGATCAGTATATAAAAGCTCAGCAAATATTAACGTATCAACAACAGTTGATGGAGTAACAACATTTAACCCGACTTACTTCATGTTTGATGATTTAGTTTATCTTAAGAATGACACAGAATATTGTATTGTACCTAAACCAGAATTAGACGATCCTGGTTTTGAAATATGGATTGCAGAACTCGGTGCAAATCAATTTGGTACAACCAATAGAATCGATAAACAACCTCATTTAGGTATGTTCTTTAGCTCTGCTAACAACAGAACTTGGACACCATATCAGAATCAAGATATGATGTTCCGAATTAGAAGAGCTAGATTTAAGAAGGGTTCAACACTAACAGGTACTCTAAACAATGACCAAGTAGATTACGCAAACTTTACAGATTTCTCTACATCGGTTAAAAAGTTTAGTCCTGGAGCCAACGTTGTAGGATTTACAACATCGGTCACAACAGCAGGTACAGGATATACAGGATCAACACCAACTGTTTCTGTAACACCTGCAACAGGAGATACAGGTACAGGATTAGCGTTGACGGCAGTAGTCACAGGAGACACGGTAACAGGACTTACAGTAACAAATCCAGGGAGTGGCTACAAAAAAGCACCAACAATTACTATATCACAAGAAGGTGGTGGTACACAAGCAACAGGTACAGTAACACTATGCAGAGGACTTGTAGAGTTTTGGAATGAACTTTATAATTATGCTGCACTTGCAATCAAACCTGATTTGTCAACTAATGTATCAAATTCATTTACAGCAGGTATGCTTGTAGGAGATAGTACAGGTTATGCTACATTATCTTCATTTACAGATAAAGTAGTAGACGAAGTAGCTCTAAACTTTGGTTTAATGACACCAGGTGATGCTGTTAGAGTAGATGCAGAAATTGCACTTACAACAACAAGTGCAGCAGCAGCCAATACAACATCATACGAACCAATTGATTTAAACTTAACAAAAGAGTTGAGTGTACAAAAAACAATATATGGTTATTCTAATGAAGCAACCACATATTCAGGAACTAAGACTGCAGGAGTTAGAATTAAATTCCATACAATTAATGATAATGTTTCACCAATATTAGATATGAAACAAGCAGACTTGTTATGTATTAAGAACGAAATAAACAATGATGCTACAGGTGAAGCAGGAAGAGGAGCAGGAAACGCATCATCGAGATATATTAGTAGACGTGCAATACTAGAAGAAGGTATGGATGCTGAGGATCTTAGAGTATATTTAGATGCTGAATTGCCAAATAGTGCTGATATTAAAGTATATGCTAAATTACAAAATGCAGCAGATCCTGGAGACTTCCAAGAGGATTTAAGTTGGTTTGAATTAACCAAAACAGGATACCCAGCAGAAGCAACAGAAGAACTTGCAGAATATTATTGGACAGTACCAAGTAAACCTAGTTCAGGTAAAAACATACAAGGATTAAATGGTTCAGGAATATTTGAATATGATTTAGATGTTGTAAATGCAGTTACTTTAACAGGCGGAGGTGCCGGTTATACAAGTACACCTACAGTTAGTGTTACTGGCGGAGGAGGCTTCGGTGCTCAAATTAGAGCAGAGGTTACAAGTGGTGCAGTAACTTCGTTGATTATAGAAAATCCAGGAAGAGAATATACTAGCGCACCAACAATAACAATATCAGGCGGTGGAGCAAGTTCTGATGCTACAGCAACAGCTACAATAGGAACAATTACATACACAGGTTACAAAACATTTGCTGTTAAGGTTGTTCCATTAAGTTCAAATACAGTAGAAGTTCCCAAGATGAAAGACTTGAGAGCTATAGCGTTGCAGGCATAACATGGAACAGTTTAAAAAAGACATTATAAATATTGAAAACGATAGAAATCTAGTGAGAGATAAAAACTCTAAAGCTGTTCTTAGTAGAGATTTAGAAGGTTTACAGGCCTATAAAATGCAAAAGATTCATAGGCAAAGAATTTTAGAGTATGAAAAAGATATAAATACACTAAAGGAAGAGATATCTGAGATTCGTACTTTAATCACAATGATTTCAGAGAAAATAATTAACAGGTAGGAAATATGGCAACCATTACATTAAGATCAGCTAAAGGTAGTCCGTTAACGAATAACGAGGTTGACGCTAACTTCACTAATCTGAATAATGATAAGTACGAGTCAGGAAGTAATGTAACTCTTGGAACTGTTTCAGGTACAACAGTAACAGCTTCAGGTAATATTACGGCACAAGCGTACGTTATTAGTTCAATTAATTCAGGAGTAGCAGCAGCCGGTTCAGATCAATCAGGCGGGACAGCCCTAGCAAAAACATTTAATATCGTAACTAGCGCAACAGCAAGTTCAGCAGAAGGAGTCGTACTCCCAGATGCAGTTATGGGACTTACAGTAGAAATTTTAAACGATACATCTACTACAATTAAGGTGTATCCTTATAGTGGAGAAACTATTGACGGTGGTACAGCAGATGCGGCAGTTAATTTAGCAGGCAAACATTCATTAAAACTTGTTTGCACAAGCGCATCTAACTGGGTTAGACTAACACCAAATATTATTTATGATTCTTCAGGTACAAGACTAAACTAAAGGAAAAGTAAATGAGACCATTAAGAGTAAAAGCATCAAGTTATCCGGTAAGTTCTAGTAACTTCCAAGGGTTGCAGGAAATGACAGACGCGGAAATTAGAAACTACTACGCAGCAGTTCTAACAGAAGACTTTGCTACTAATACTGATGGTACAGGTACTGCAGAACTAAACGTTACAACAGACGGTTCAGGTTCAGGTACAACAATAGGAACGACAACAGATACAAAAAGAACAGAAGCCGTAGGTACTCACCCAGCAAGTGGTGGTACAACAACTGTTACAACATACACAGCAAAGCAAGTTAGTGCAGCAGCATCAGAGAGTATTACAAATAGACCTCTTGGTTATGAGACTTCAGGTACAACAGGCGCTAACCAATTTAATGATTCAGAATTAGATACAGACATTCTAGATAAAGTTATTGCTGATATGGTAACAGAAAACGCATATACAGTAGGCCAATATAAACTAGCAACAAGTGCACCAAGTGGTGGAACTTGGACTTCACGTTATACAATCACAAACACAGAAGTAGATGGTACAACCACAAATTATTACATTTGGCAAAAGACAGCAGCTACAACAGCAAAAGTTTCAAACAACAAGCCAGTCAAATATGATTCAGGTGTTAAAGAAATGACAGAAGCTGAGATGGAACAAATAACACCTAACTTAAGAAACAGAATTATCGACAATACAATAGGTACATATAAATTACAGGCCAGCTCACCTTCAGGTGGTACTTGGGTTAGAATGGGAGACTATTACTACGATACTAGAAAAGAAATAGCATCACAGGGTTACGAAGGAAGTTATACAGGTAACTATACAGGTGGGTACACAGGAGCTAAAAACTACGCAGGAAGTTACGCCGGAGATTATTCAGGCGACTACACAGGAAACTATACAGGAACATCTGCTTACGCAGGCACATACCAAGGAGATTATACGGGTTCTTATACACCGTTCTTTG